AATACCCATTTCACCAAACGGCCCATTATTCATCCCACATAATGAATCCATTAATTCTTTCATTTGATATGAAGATACAGCGTCTTCATTAAAATCATTAACTCTAAAATTACGTTGACAAATTATGTGATTATTGATGTAGAGGATAAATTCAAACCTCTGTTCTTCAATTTTTTTACCATCATAAGACGATGTTGTGTTAGTTGTCATATTGTTTGTTTTAATTATTAAAAATATTTTCTCGGTCCTTAAGTTTTTTAAACGGTGTTAAAAAATCTGGGTATCTAATAGAACCAATAGCATCATCTATACCATCTCTCTTCATCATACTAAAGACATTCTTTATATCTCTAGTATCAGACGCTAAATCACCATCAATTAAATTGTTTATATCCCTTAACGCATTTTCATTAAGTAGGGGTCTTTTTAAATTAACAAGTTTATCGTTTATCTCATAAACCCTTTCTTTTTGTACACCATCGGTAATTCCATTTATTATGTTATCTAACACTTTTAACGGGGGTTGTTTTTTATCTATTCTTTCTTTTTGTTTAAGTTTAGCACCATCTATTATTTCACTTAGTGTCATTTGTCTATCTTTAAGCTCTGGAAATAGTGATAATAATTTTGTTTCTCCTAACCCCTTAATTCCCTTAATACTATCACTAGTATCACCCGTTAGTATTTTAATAAGTGCACCATTACATGGATGATAGCAAAAATACGAAGAGTAATTTGATAAATCAACATATTGTTTGATATCTAAAAAATAAATTCTTATATCATTACTAATTAATTGTAGGAAATCTCTATCACCAGATACAATAGTTATCTTTTCATTTTCTTTTTTTGAAAGGCAACAATAAGCTATGAAATCATCACTCTCTACAACATCATCCATTAACTGTCTGATATGCATTTCATTAATATAATCCCATATAATCTTACGCTGTTCTAATTCTGATAAATCTATTGGCTCAGTTCCATTGATATAGTCTTTACCCCTTCCACTCTTATAGGGCGGGTACATTTCGTATCTAAGTTTACCACTAAATTTTCCATCCCAAAAAACATACACTCTATGATATATGTCTTCAGATAGTATCTTGCGAAGAGTCGTAAGGAATGAATATATCCCACCTATGTGTTTACCCTCTGAATTATAGGAATCTCTAGCACCATGGAATGACACCTTAAATAGACCATTACCATCGATAATTAGTATATTCTTTATTTCCTTAACTCTCTCACCGTTTCTAGGTGGCCTTCTATTCACTATCTCATATTTAATTCGTTAACAATATATTCTAACCATGCATGTCTTCATCACTAAGATTTATACGTTCTTTTTCTATAACGAAATCATCATACTCAGTGTTAAGTTTTTCCTTAATAAAATCCTTGTGTAGCTCCTTGTAGTCATTAATCTTATCTGGGTTCCAGTAACCATGGGGTGTTGAGGCAATCTTACCCTTTTGTTCTATCCCATTAACTTGATTCTTTTCGCATCTAATTCTTGTTTCAATTCCAAATTGGAATTCTTCTCCGTTAAGTGTTGCCTTAAGTTTTTCAGTGCTATGGGTAAGTATTCCGCCAAAGTGGAAGATGAGTCTTGGTGAATAAAAGAATGCTTCACCACCCTTGTGTTTAATTACTTTGTTCTCATTATCAAGCCATATTTGTTGAACGACAGCAAATGTTGCTGTGTATTCAGAATCTTCCCTTCTTGATGCTGGAATTCTAAAATTTATAAGTGACTTAAAACACGTTGCTAGGGCACCAGCAGTCCACTGGTTATTAGTTGTTTTAGACGTTGCTCCCTTAAAGCAATTACTAGTCCCAACAGAATCCCAAAAGAAACAAACATTTCTAGGTAACTTACCTTCTTGTTGTGCGTCTAGTATTGAATTCATGTGATAAGCTATATCTTCAACTACTGGCTCATATCTAAGAGGCTTCGTGCCCATCTTACTATGTTGGTGGTCATAACATGAGTACATATTAAGTAAATCAGAACCCTGAATAAATATAAAGTCTCCCCTATAGTTTACTTCACCTGTTTCTTCATCAACATATTCTTCAAACTGCACACCAATATTTTTAGCATGTTCCCAATTCCAGTTTCCTTCTGTTTCATATATTATTGGTAACACACCGATTTTTTGACATCCCGCAACGCCCTCATATATGGCTGTTGATTTACCTGTGTTAGAATACCCTCTAAATGAAGTAAAATAACCAATCGGAATACCTGGTACCTTAACAGCATCATGAAATGCTTCTGATAATGGAATCCAAGTAAGTTCTTTTTCTTTTATTGTAAAATTTAATCCCTGTGTTTTTTTAAAATCATCTAGGCTAAACTCTTTTTTTTCTATAACATTTTTTGTTGGTTTTTTGGCCATAAATTAGTCTTTAGTGTATATAGTTATTTTAGGGTAACATATAGCAATTACTCACACTATGTTACCAAGTTATTAATGATTCTACCGAAATTCTACACTAAAAAGGCAACTCATCAGCCAAACCTTCATCACCATCCGATGTGATAGGAACTTCTACAACACCATTTTTTAGGTTGTTAGCACCAAGCGTTAACTCAGCGTCTAATTTATCTACGCTGCTATCTTTAATAGATGTCTTATCAACAAATTTCTTTTCGTCTTTATCCCAAACAGGAACACCACCCTTAACAATTATTTCTAAATAATCATAATTTTTTATGGCATAAACGTCTCTCCATGTTCTTTCGTCTGAAAGCCATAATTTAGCTTGTTCAGCATCCTCTGATAGAGGCGATGGGTCGAGGGAGGCAACTGATGATACTATAGGTGTATTAGTTTGATTTCTATTTATTGTAAGAACAAAATCACGACCAGTATCTGATAACGTAACATCTTTCTTTAGGGCAGAAATAACACCCATTAATTTATCATAAACACCTTGTTTACTGTAATCATGATTAAATCTCCAAAATTTAACACCCTCATCTTCATGTTCTCTGTCTATAACCTTAAGGACGTACATTTTTCTAGAACTATACTTCTTAGCTAATTCCTTATCTGACTCCTTACCAGTAGCTAGTAGGGCCATTCGAGCATCACAAAAAGGACACTCTTCATTCTTTTCTTTTTGAAGGCAGGTGAATGTTTTCCAATCACCATCGACTTGTGTCTTATGACCCCAGAATTCTACAAATGGTGAAGAACCATCCTTAGTTGGTAGAATTCTAATTTGTTTAGTCGCTGTTTTAACATCGGGTTTCAAAAATGTGTTAAAGTAATTCTTTAAGTCGTAAACCTTATCTGATTTACCCTCATACTTAGGTTTGTTGTTACTTTCATACTGTGCTAACATAGCATCTAGTGCTTTTTTTTCTGTGCTCATCTTGTTTTGTTTTTTAGTTTATATAATTGTTTTTATTACTTTCTTACCTTACAAATATAATAAAAAATATAGAAAAGTCAAGTAGTATAGGACTTATTTAAATTTTTTATTTTGTATGATATTACAAAAATACTAAGATTATTTTCATACAACAACTTATTTCAAAAATAATCTTAAAAATAAAAAAAGGTTCCTACTTGGAACCTCATATTTTTTTTGTTGTTTTTTTTTAAACGTTTTCTTCGTTGTAATCATCTACATCTTCTTCATCATAATCGTTGTTTACACCAAACGATTTCTTAACTTCGCTATCACTGTAATCATAGTCAACATCATCCTTAGTTAGTACGTATTCTTTTGGTTTTTTATCCATAACATTATATGCTCCTTCTTTTTCACCCCAATAATCACTAAGTTTTTGACTATATGGATATGATTTAAGTGACATCATTTCTAATTTTTCAACAGGTGTCGGATTTCTCTTAATTATTTCTTTTTCCAAGTCCTCAATCTTATGTGATAATTGACCCATGTGTGCTACGCGAGATTCTAAGTCAGTTAGTTTTTGTAGTAGTATTTGTGAGTTCTTACTTGCATGTTCAGCAGACTTCTTAGCTTCTTCAGAACCCTTAAC